TCTCATGCTAAAGTTCTACCAGATTAAAAGTGTCCATGGAAGGCACTGCTTTGGTAGCAGAGCTGGTCGGGCTGAGTTTGCAACTCAGCAACGCTGCTTGCCACAGTGTTAATACTGAAGCTCCACAAGGAGCGAGGTCCATCTCTCCTGTTGGGTCGGAGTGATGTACTAGTAACCCGAAGGCCCTATCCGAGGTGCAGCGTATGAGCGCCGCGCAACCATCCTCCCGTGACCAGGAGGACCCGTTTGCACCAGTGAGTATCGATTACCTTGGTCAGTATCGAACAAACGCTCACGGAAAGAGAGAGCTTGCCAAGCTCAGCAGAAGGACCGGAATTGTTATCGACAAAGAGTGCTTTAAACTACTCGAAGAAGATTTCGATCTCGATCCGGATAAGGACAACAAGAGTGTCTGGACTCCAGGAGCCATCCTTTCAGGACTCGAACGCTACGCGAATACGGTTCCAACCGCCCTCGCAGAGCGGATCGAGGCCCTCGAGGCCGCTCGAGTACCCTCAAAACCAAGTCCCGAACCGACCGAACAGACCCCTGACTCAGTACGAGAGACCTCGGTACCTAGAGGTTCCTCCACCGGTGGAGCCATCAGTCTCCCCCGACGTTGTCGACCCAGACGAAGACTGGATGGCAAACCAGTCCGAGAAAGAAGGGGAACTCCTATTCCCTCTGTCGAGGGTGGAGCGACACGTGGAGTCTTTGCCCGTGGAACGGACACCGGTCTATATGACCGCGCAGTACTTGCAACGCTCCGTCAAGCGGGTGGAAGTGGCCGAAGGAACGCACCTCTTGCGACGGCTGAAGTGGTGGACAAGTACCTCCATCGCAACAGCTATGCTAGCGCTCCTCGCTTCCGTTACAATAGGGAGATCGACCGGAGTGACGTTCTCGCTCGGGTTGATGCAATTCACTTTCAAGGATCTGCTTTCCCTCCTTTCACTGTGGGCAAGCGGGTTCAGCATGGGGATGGTTCTCCGAAGCATCGCACGGTATGGATGGCGTCGGATGCCACGACTGTTCTATGTACGGCTCTCTCAAAGCCCTGCTACCAAGGAGTATCGGCGCATAACCGGACTTTCGCGTATGGAGCGAGCTACAGAGAAATTGGTACGAGAGTTGTAGCAATGCAATCAAGGAAGAAGTTCATGTATGGCTTGGACTTCTCAGGCTTCGACGCCTCCCTGAACCCTAGAATTATTAGGGATGCATTCTCAATTCTCAAGTCGTACGTCGATCTGGATGAAGAATGGAACCGCACCTGGGAACGTATGGTGCATGATTTCATTCACACCCGCATTCTGCTACCCGATGGGTCCATTTGGCAGGTGCATCGCGGAGTTCCCTCCGGGCATGCATTTACCTCGCTGGTGGATAGCGTAGCGAATCTCATAGTGATCAACTACATCTGGCTCAAACTTACGGGCAGGGCTACACGCACAGGTGAAGTGTATATCCTAGGAGATGACAGTGTCATCGCATCTAACTGCTTCCTAACAATGGAGCAGATAGCGTCAGCTGCCGAGGACCTTGGAATGGTTCTTAGCATTAGGAAGTCTGAACGGGTCCAGCTTCCTAAGGGTGTACCTTTCCTGGGGCACACATGGAAGAACGCGCGTCCCCACCGTCCTCCAAGGGACATAGCAGTGAGAGAGGCTTTCCCAGAACACTACTCTCCATTGCTCAAGGATAAGCGTTATTCATACTACCGCATGTACAGCATGGCCG